TAGGTTACAGAATTGATAAGGGCGTAGGATAATCTCGCTGCAAGGGTTAGTGCCCCATTCTTTACCCAAGTTACGGCGACCATTCTTTTCTGCTTGAAGTTCTGAAGCATAGCGGTTAAAGATTCCTCGTTCACCAGAGTGTGATTCATAGATGTTAGACCATTCACGCATGAACTGACCAACGTCAGGCTTTACCTCGTACACGGCACTGTTGTTAGCCAAGGCTCGTTGACCGTTACCGTCCCACCAGTTACCTGCCTTAGCGTGAGCCATACGGTCGTCACCTAGGTCAGACAGGGAGATCATGGCACTACGGCGCACTCCACCAACGACAACAACTTCCCCGATTTTACAGAGAATATCGTGGCACTCGATTGTGTGCAACTTACGCCCAACAGCTCCTTTGAACTTATTAACGACATACTTGAACAAGTCCACCAAGGGTTCTGGGCCTGAGGCTCGTCCTCCAAAAGTCTTAAGGCGTGTTCCGGCAGGACGAACTGCGGATACATCCCACTTTGGGATCTCTCCAGCGTAAAGCAAGGCGATAACTTGACGCAACGCTTTCGCCCATCCTTCCTTGGAGTCTTTAACAACAACCACAGTGTTGCTATCATACAGTTTCTCAGGAATGTCCGGTAGTTTATTGACATATTTCTGCTCCACGCTAAAGCCCACACCAGTGCCACACAAGAGGATGTACATAGCCTCGTCAAAGGCCTTAACATCATCAATGGGCAGGTAGGAGCAGTTATAACCAGCGATGTTCTGACGCTCCAGAGCCTCTCCTGCGGTCATAATTGAGCGCATCGAAGGCATAACCTCCAGGTTAACCACAGCCTGCTCAAGCTCATAACGCAGGGCAGGACTCAGGGTGTAATTCTGTTTGTCTTTGAGGTGCTTCTCCATGAAGTTAAAGTAGCGAGCCACGGTTTCATCCCAGTGCTCACGGCGTCCTTTATCGTCAAGGAAGCGGGAATAGCGGCTTTTGGCTATGTAAGTGGCGTAAGGGGTCATAGTTTTATTCTGCATGTCCAATCATCCTTTTAGCTTTCATGTGGTGGTTTTCTGCTCCACCCATTAGTAGTGAAATTCGTTTGTATCCGTAACCCATTTGATTAAGCACTTTTGCAAAAGATGCAAGTTCTTTATCATAAGAACGTCCTCGCTGCCAGTGCTCTGGATTGCCTAGTTCGTTTAGTTTTGGCCGTTCACTTTTAATAATTCCTGCTTCTATCTCAAGTGCTTCTTTTTTAGTCAGTTTATTGTGTTCGATCTTTACAATATCGGCTAAGGTGTAACCTTCCTTGTAAAGTTCTTCCAACCAAAGAACGTGGGCTTCTTTACGTTGGTTTCGCCTACAACACCAAGCTCTGTCATATTGACCTATCCCCACATAAGGCCTAGAGTTATCCCTAGGATCTATGTGAGAATAGACATAAAAAGTATTGTCTGTCATTATTTTCCTTCTTCTAGTTCAATCAGCTTTTCAAGATAGTGGATGGCTTTCTTGAGGTCATTTATACCGCCCTTGTCTCTCCAGCGGGACACGTATTTTACGCAGTTTCCAGTAAAATAGCAAAGGTTATTTGCATGAATATAGTCCCAAGGCTGTATTTCTTTGTCACTATAGTGACTCCCTGCCACTTGTTTGGTATTTGCACCTTTTTGGGGCTTTTCCTCTTGCATAACCTTCTTGATGTATTCCTCAGTTGTTAGAGGTGTCCATGCGTCCATATTTCTTCTCCAAGTATTCAATGCTCAGGAACATTTCATCAAAGTGACCATCTTGTACCTCATTCATAACAAGAAGACCACGCCAATGACGGTTAGAAAGCTGATCCATATAAGACTCATCGTGTAGATAATAACTGCCCACAACGATAGCTGTAATAGGCTTTCCGTCAGCTCTTTTACCATAGGCGACTTGCTTACCTTGTTGATGCCCCGCAACGCAAGACATATGAAGCTTGCTAATGATAGCGCTAGGAGAACTAGCCGGACGTCCCATAGCACCAACAGGCCAATAGTGGTTGAACCCAACACCGTTGATGAAAACAGGATGAAGGAAATCGTGTACTTCCCAGTCTGCTTCATAGCCTAAGTCCTTTGTTGAGATCAGCCCTTCAAGGGTGGGATTGTTGTTTACAGCTCTGTCAATACGGTTCTCATGGTTCCCTAAGGTGAGCACCAGACGAGGCTTATAAACCTTCTCCTTGTTCTTCTTCTGTTTAGCCTGAAGATCCTTGAGTGGTTTAAGCAACATTTTCATCGCATCTTTTGCGGTGGTTATGTCTGTTTTATACCGCAAGCCTTCAAAGTACTTGGAACCCTTCACATCGTGGCTAGAGAGGCTTGGCATATCAGCAAAGTCCCCTATGTTCACCACTACGTCAGGTTTGTAGTCTACGATGGCTTGCCCTGCCCAAGAGAGGTGCTCCAGAGGAACACCCTCTTTTACTTGACAATCAGGAATTACTAGAATCCGCATAAGGTTTATGTTCTCCGTGGTTATTAAGATCTTTACGCTCATAGATGCAATCCATCAATACACGAACATCCAGCTCACGCCCTGGAGCAGGGGAGATGTTATGGTCAAAGATTGGATTGGCTACCGAATAGTAGACCTTTTCACGGATAGGATACCCATAAGAGGCTTCCAATACCTTCAGCACATCTTCCACGATCTCAATCCATTGAGGGCCAGCATAGGAGTTATTCATCTCAAAATGCTTGTCAGGAAAGTCTTGTAGGTCGCTGTTGTCTTCAGTGATGCAGAAATGCACTTTGGTATCTTTGTTCATCTTAGGTTCCTTCTTTAGGTTATGAAAATACTCATCAAGCTCCATTGAGTTCCTCCATGTATCTAGTTATAACTGATAACTGTTCCGCTGACAGAGGATAGATAACTACGCACCTGAAGTATCGCTTACCGTCAAACCGCTTGTGTAACTCTGCGATGACTTGAGCACCTACTTCAACGTAGACATTATCGTCTGTTTTAATAAAGTTAACTCTCATTCAAGACTTCTTTAATGCTAGGGAACAGTTTGTAGATTATATCTCGACAATGTTCTGCTACGATTCTATGTTCCTTCTGTGTGGCTTTATCGCAACGAATCTCGATATAGTGTAGCCAGCTACGTAAGGTTCCATTCATGTACATCTTGGACTTGGTCAATCCTTCAGGAAGCAGCTTACGAGCAACCTCTTTAGCGATTCCCTTCTCAAGAGCAGACTTGTACATAAACTCAGCATCGTAGAGGACTCGCCTCTGTGCTCCTTCCCACCAGTAAGCCAACTGCCTATCATCAGTCTCAAAACTGTTCTGTCTATTCTTTTCGTCCTGTGTACGGACTTCAGAGTAAACAAACTCAGAGGCTTCTGCATACCGTTGGCTAAACTCTTGGAAACTAAAGCTACGATGCCTCAGAATCTGCCTAGCAATGTCCCTGGTGGTTTCAATCTCCATACAGACATTCACCATCTCAAAGGGACTCCAGTGCTTATTCTTAATGAGATACTTAAGTAGCTTCTGTGCTGTCTGGGGTTGATCCTGATTGGCTGGGTTGCTCACCCGAGCCATGTACGCTATCTTTTCCTCCGCTTGCGGGGTATACCAAATCAAGCTCACCTGGGTCATATTTCTTTCCATCCTCTGCTGCTAAATAAAGTGCTCTCATGATAACGCTACGGATAATATCCTGAGCTTCTTCGTCTTCTAAATGAATTTGATAGTCTGCTGAACCGTCTTCATTTTCCTTGATTAGTTTTAATTCCATTTCTAAAGTTCCTTACAAAATAGTCTGCATCAACGATAACTAGAGGCTTACACTGATTCTGCTTGATGAACACCACAGGCTCATGAGTACCATGAGAGCATGCTTGATTGTAGAAGTCATAGACAGCAATCCTAGCGTAACTCTTGCACTCAATCTGCCACGGGTATATCTTCCTAGCAGCAGGAGAGAGCATTACGTCCTCTCCAGAGGCTCCCATGGACGTAGACTTAACATCATCTCCTTCAAGCTCTGGTGCGTACTCTAGGAGCCTTGCAGCAGCCCATTTCTGGAGGTTTCGTCCCTTTGCTTTAGCGCTACTTGTTTTCAACTCTTAGTCCTCTCATACTGATGTAACAACGATCCAAAGACATCAGTGAACTCTTCATCGTGATTGGTCTTACCCATTGTGAACATAATGGCGTGTACCAACTCATGGTAGAAGGTTTGCTGAGTCATTTGCTCATTCATTCCTGTTCTGATTCTGATTTCTTGGGTGGTTGGTTCACAGATGCCGTACTCTGAAAGTCCCTCAACGTACCTGACTGTCCACTGGAATCCTGCAAGGGTAAAGGAGGTTGCCAGAGCTGGTCTGGGTATCGTCTTAACCACAGAAGAACTCCGTTCTCGGTAACTCTTGCAATATCACCATCATATGCTTTAACACAAGCATCATAGTATTCCCTTTCAGTTGTGCAGTCTTTTAGAATCTTCTCAGCCTTCACTGGCCCAATACCTTTGATTCCGATAATGTTGTCAGTACGATCACCTGTAAGAATCTGCATATAGAAGTTGTGCATTCCTTCTTCTTCAGTGATGTAGTACTTCTCTTTCTTCACAAAGTTATAGTGCCAGCCAGGGACTTGATCGAAATCCTTGTCAATGGAAACTATCCAGTAGTTCCCTTCTTGCGCTTGGATGGCGATGGCGTCATCTGCTTCTTGTCCTTCAACGAGTTCTGCTCCGAGTCGCTTGAGGTACTCTCTGAGGGCATGGTAGTGCTTTGGTCGTTGGAAGTCTTTTCGGTTTCCTTTGTAGGGTGCTGTTGTTGCCACCACTTCCCGAAAATTCCCTTTGCCGGTGATATAGGCTTTATAGTCATCGCAGTTAAGTTCCGTATAAACTATTTCAAAGATGAGTTCTTTAGCTCTGGCAAAACAGATTTCCTCTGTTTCCTCTTCTGACGCAAACGCTACCCTGTAAACGATAACGTCTGCGTCAATGAGAGCTACTTTAGGAAGCTCAGATGAGGTCGTCATCTTCTTTAGCGTCCGGCACGTAGGTCTTCACCTCGGTAACCGTCAGAAAGGTCTTCTCTGAGTTACCAACAATGCTAGGAGCGTTACCATACTTGGCACTCATCTTGTGCTTGTATGCACTCACGAGAGCCTCACACTTGGAACCGTTACCAAGGGTATCAACAGCGATAGTCTTACCATCAGCGTCCATAGGCTTGAAGATAAACTTGCTCTTGACAACAATGAAGTTACCTTGAGATTCCTTGAACTTCACACGAATACCAAGGCTTGTGAGCTTGGCTACATCTTCATCAGAGATGTTGCAGATCGTGCACTCATAGCGGTCATTGTCAGTGTTAAAAGCTTTATTGAATTCGCTCATCCACTTGTTCCAGAAGAGCTCACCAGAGATTTTAACGGGTTTCAGATCACTCATTTTTCAATTCCTTTGAAAGTTAATAAAATGCTTGTCTTTCCAAGCTGTCAATTCAGGAACTTTGGTGGTTCAGCATCTAAGCTGTCTGCCAAAGCATCCATGTATTCTACCGCAGCTATAAAGATTAGGTAAATCTGATCTAGCTCTAGGTTCACTGTGTGCTTAACCATGAAAGAGTCACCAGTGACATCAATCACGATTCTAGCATCATAGTCGCCCTCTTCAATGAGTCTCTTTCCAGTTTCTGCCATATTTATATTCTCCATCTAAGGGACAACGTAGTTTAAAAAAGACACCAGCTTCAACGATGGACTGCTTTGCAGCCTGTCCTGTCACCTCTGCTAGCTTCTCAGGAACCTCGAACTGAAACTCATCGTGCACGTTAGCTACCATCTTCACAGGCCACTTGTTGAGCTTAATTTTATCATTAAACAACACCAGAGCCTTCTTCATTACGATAGCGCCAGCACCTTGAAGCAAGCTATTCAGAGCTGCGTGTTCAGATCGTACCCATATCTTGCGTCCATCTAAGCCAGGAACCCATCCCTTAGCAGCATATCTGGAAACAGTTGATAGGAGTCGTGCAAGCGCTGGTGTTTGCTTAAGGAACTTGTCTTTGAGCACTGCTCCGTCTCTTGCACTGCCTCCAACGATAGAACCAATCTTCGCATCTCCTGCACCATAGAGGAACGCATAGATAAAAGTCTTTGCATTGTCTCTAGTAGCAAGTCCCGCTGCTCGCTGGTTAACTGTGTGAACATCAGTTCCATCCTTA